CATTGTTTTCCCAATAATAATCAGGATTACATTGAATAGTGTGATAATTTAATAATCTTTTCATTTTGTTTTATTTAGAGAGTGAATAATAAATGTGTTTTACACCTAAAACTTTGATATTTTTAACGCTAATGGATATTATCCTCTGAATAGTAATTATAAAAAAAAGAAATCTCAATGTATATTTAATGATGTTCACTGACTACTACGAACTCTTATGTCCTCCACATTACTGTGCTTTTGTGTACAGGTTTCACACCATTAAATAATACAAAGAAAATAAAAATTGTGTTTTACACCTAAAACTTTAAACTTATCATAGTATTATGGTAGCTATAGCAGTCTATTACTATATACTATTATTCCATAACCCATTTACTGAATGGATAAGAATTTACTAAAGAAACTGGTGTCCTCAACATCTTGGAATGTTATTGAGTTTTTTATAATTGTGATATATATTTACTGACATTAGGTCAGATTTTATAGAATTGATTTAATGATAAAATGTGGGGTGGTGTACATACCAGACAATATGTCATTCATCCAACACTCCATAAAACACTTACAACACATTGAATAACAATAAGTTCAGACAATATTTCTATCATCTGAACTTTCACACACTCAAAAAATCAACAGATAAGTCTGCCATAATGACAGAATTATATTTAAACAAACAATTTAAAAAAAAAAAAGAGCCTAAAGTTATCTGCTCTTATGGCACTTCTACTGATAGCTTCATCTGTATAGCTTATATGAATATTTCTTTACACTCTAAGTTAAATTCAACCAAGAACTCTCTGGCTGTTCATAAATTTTATCTTAAAGACATAGTTAATATCAATTATCTTCCAGCCAAGAGTTGTATAAATACCTCTTGTAGCTTTTTATGGATTAAGTAACTTGATTTAGAAACACTTTATTTTAACGTTGTGAGCATGTAAAGTTTTCATTAGACTTATTACATCTAACTAAATATTCAAATAAGAACAGTACTACTGTGCTTTTCCTTTTTCTCTAAAAGGCTAAACTCCCTAACTCTGAAAGCGAGTTATTAAATGACAGTATAGATACATCAACTGTCTTGCTGAATTTCGTTCTCACCCTCGATTTAGGTATCAGCTTTATCACAAGACTCCAACCATTTGCAGACTGGAGTTTTGTAATATGTATTGAGAAACGTAAGTGCTTATGCACCTACGTTTACAAAATAGCCTGATACTCCAGCACCAAACTTGCTCTTTTTACTCCACACGGTTGCATTATAGAATGCAGGTCCTGTAGTTAAATCCACATGTTTGTCTGCTCTCACAGCTATTTTACCAACTTGACCATCACTGGTTTTTACTTGTACCATGATTGTTGGTTCGTAACCTTGTTTTGCAGGTAATTTTTCAATTCCTGTAACAATTACTTCTTCTGTGCCAATAGCTTCAATAACATCAGCTTGTTTGACGAATTTACTTTGTACGAATGACATAGGTATATTGATTTAGTTAATTTTAGGTAGGGGGGTGGTTATGGGGTACTAACACGTGCAACACTCTCAAAACTTTTTTTAAAAAATTCCAAAAAAAATTGAAAAATATTTTATACTTAATCGGAAAATATCCGATTTATTTAAAAAAATTTGACACTCAAACCTCCAACCACAAAAAAGAACATCATCCATTAAAAGATTTTACTTTTTTTAAAACTTATTTTAACTCTCAAGCACTTGACTCTCAAACTATTGCCACAATCAACCTTCATTTTTAATTATTTTTTAACATTAAAAAGTGCAAAACTCAAGAATAATGTATTATCTTTACACATCAATTAAATCAAAAGATTTACCTTCCATAAGAAAACAGTTAAAAGTCTCTGAAACTTATGGAAGTAGACGTGGGGTTGGAAGAGTAGAGTGAGTAGAATATGTAATTTACAAATAAATATTTACTGTCATCTTGAAATTTGTTTTCTCCCATAATTGATAAAAATGACCTTAATTATAAGATTAAAGGTGGAGCATAACACAAAGGTAAATGTGTCTTGAGTTAACAAGAATTTTTGGCTTCCATGAGGGTGTATTAAGAATAAAATCTTAACAACGTACAGTTTAATTGAAATATAAAGGTTAAAATAGAATATAGGTAACTGTATTTTTAAAAGAAGAAAGGTTCTTTAAGGGGAATACTATAACTAAAAACAAATGAACTATAAAGAAAAAGTAAAAAGAAAATAATCAAAAATGAAAAAATAAATTACCTTTTTAATTAAAATAAATAATTATAATACCTGCTATAAACGCAGGTATTTCTATATTTGCATTACAACAAAACAATAAAATGGAAAAAGAAAAAAATATAAAAATTGAATATAAACGAGTAGTGGATGAATTCAATTTTTGGAAATTATACTTTCATACTTGGAACTTTAACAAACCAAAACATGAAAGATTTTCAGAATTTGAACTGGATAGCATTGCTTGTATTATGTCAGGAGATTATTATAAATCCCCTGTAAAATCATCTCAAAGAAAACAGTTAGCTGATAAATTAGGCACTTTAGGTTATAAATTAACAGGTAATAATGTTCATACAAGAATAGTTGTTCCACTCTTAAAAGCAGGTATCTTTTATAAATCTGAAGATGATTTAGTTAATGGTGAATACTCAATTAATCAACAATTAAAAAAGCTTCAAGGTTATATAAAAACCAAGTTAAAAGAAAAAGGTGAGATACCAATTGATATTCTCTACTCAATAAATATTAAGAAATAATGGAAGAAGATGAAATTGAATTATATGCTCCTGATTTAGTTAGTTGTTTGATTGGAGGTGGAAAAACAATTCTTATAGAAAGATCTGAAATGAAAGAATTAGTTAATTCAGGAAAAGCAATTACAGGAATTCAAATGAATATATTAGCTAATATGGGAGATGATAAAGAAATATTAGACGCTCAATACAATAAATTTTTAAAAGAAAATGCAAGAATCACTAACATACTTTGAAGCATTAAATTATGTACAATCTCAAATGCCAATTTCAAAAGATGGTGTTCAGATGACAGAAGAAAAAATAAATGATTTGTTTTTATTTGTAAACGAAGATGATACAATAGAGTTTAAAGTAAATTAACATGAAACCACTAAACAATAGAACAATACATATAACAGATTATCTTGAATTAAAATTAAAAGAATTTAAACATGAAAAGAAAGTAGAACCACGATTATTATTTATGACACTTGAAGACCTTGCAGATTTAAAAGAATATTTAGGATTAGATTTTTTAGATGAATTAAAAGTATATCATAGTTGTAAAATAACAGTAAATGATAAAATTGTAGAAACTCATTATGGAAAATAAACATTTACAACAATCAGATATCTTTAAAATTGTAGCAGAAAGAACAGGTAAATCAGAAGAATTAGTAAAGTTTGTTATTAATCACATGTGGGCTAGTATAAGAGAGTATGTAATTACTCCTAAAACATGGAAATTAATGATTAACAGCTTTGGAATATTCTCACCTAAAGAGAAAAAAATCAAAAGATTATTAAATCATATTGATGAAAAACAAGGAAATACAAGAATAAGAAAAGAAAAATTAGATGAATTCAAAAGAATTTTATCATTAAAAGAAAAAACAAAACAATAATGGAAACATTTTTAGAAAGATTAATTCAAGAAGAAAAAGAATTAGGTATTAAAATAGAAGGATTAATAAAAGCTATTGAATCAGATAGATTTGTAGAAAAAGTTGGAGAATACCAATTTGAGCTATTAGCTTTACAACATACTTGTATGTTATCTTACAGAAGAGTATTAAATATGAGAATTAAAGATTTAAAAACAAAACAATAATGGAAGAAAAACAATTAACATATGGTGAAAAAGCAGTAGGATTGTCGTTTAATCCTGGTGGAAGTCCAGACGTAGAAAAAATTAAAAAATTATCAGCACAACTTATTGATATTATGGATGATTTAAGAAAAAGTCAGAATACATTACATGATGGAAAAGGAAGTGAAGGACAAAGATTGTGCAGTATTGCAATAACAGAATTACAAACTTCTCAAATGTGGGCAGTAAAAGCAATTACTTGGAATGATAAATAATAAAAAAAAATGAGTTTAGAACAAGAATTAAAAGAAATTTCAAAAAGCAATAATGCAAAACAAGATAGAGGTAAAAAAACTACCTTTGACAAAACAGTAAAAAACAAAACAATGGATGAATTAGTATTTAAAGATATTGCAAAAGAAAGTCATTTGCAAACAACAGAATCAGGCTTATTTATAGAAAAGAAAAATCCTTTAGTAGGTGTAGAAAAATCTACTCTATTAGAAGATAGAACAAAAGATGCTTGGATTAAATATAACAAAGAAGTATTAACATTAAACAAAAGATATAGTGAAGGTATTGAAATTACCAATGGAGATATTCTTATCAGATTGTTTAAAAAACCAATTTATACAAAATTTGGGTTGTCAAAACCACCAAGAATTCATGTTCCATTAAGAAATGGCGCTTATAAAGAAGTATTTGATGAATTAGCTTTTCATTTTATTGGAATAGTTGTAAATACTGATAAATTATTTACAGAAAAATTTCCTAAAGAAACAATTGTTCAAGTATCTCCTGAAATAACAATGACTAAAGTGTTTGGTGAAAACAATTTTCAATATCTGCAATATGGTTTCTTTAGAGATTGTGATGAAGATATTCCTTTTTCAGAATTAGGTTATATTCTTATTAAACAAGGTCATATTTTATCAATCATTAAAGATTTTGATATTGAAGAATATACAAAAATAAAAGAATATACAGTAACAAATGGAGTTATAGTATAAGTTCAAATAGCGGGATGGAGCAGTTGGTAGCTCGGCAGTTTCATAAGCTGAAAGTCGGTGGTTCAAACCCACCTCCCGTTACATGTATAAATTATTTAAACTTCTAATAAATATAATAATAGTTTTATCAGTATTATTTTTAATATTCATACTGTTTATAGCTACAAAAATATTTCCAAAATGAAAATATTTAAGAAAGCAATTAAAATAAAACCATTTCGCTACACATGTTATGTTATAATAACAAATAATATTTTAGAAGAAAGAAAAAATAAAAAATATAAATTAGAAGAAGCTAATTATTTAGAAGAACCTTTAGGATTACATTGTGATGGAGGAACATTATATTCATATATTTTCATAAAGCCAAATTCACAAGTAAATATTTTAGCACATGAAGCATATCATTGTATAAGAAAATTATTACGAGATATAGGTGCTAAACAAGAAGAAGAAGTAGTAGCTTATTTATTAGATTATTTAGTAGAACAATTAATTAAATATCAATGTCAATATCAAATATCTTTGAAGGGTGGGGAAATGTAATTAAAGATAAATTTAATCTTCTCACAGAAGAAGAAAAAAAAATATCTACACAAAGGTTATTACTTTGTCATACTTGTTCATTAAGAAAAGATAATAGTTGTTCAAGAAAAAAACAAAGTGTTGTTGTAAAGAATTTCTTTTATAAAGATTTAAATGAAAATAGAATAACAGGTCAAGTAGTAAATGGATGTGGATGTAATCTTGCAGCAAAATCACTTTGTAAAGAATGTCAATGTCCTCGTGGACTTTGGGAAAATATATAATTATGGCATTAGTAGAAGGAACAATATTTTATGAAAATGCAAATTTTTGGAAACTGAATCCTCAGTTAAAATTTTATAAACCATTTGCAAATTTATATAAGGAAGATGATTCATTAGATAAAGAAAATTCATCAAAAACAATGTGGTGTATTGTATTTATGACAGACCCTGATGAAGAAACAAATAAATTTTTTAGAATACCTGAAAAAGAAAGATATGAAATGTTACAAGAAACTTTTCATCCTTTATTTGATAAAGAAGAAGAATTAACAAAACAATGTTTAGAAGCATACCCTATGGAATGTCTTACTTCAGTTCAAAGAGCATTAAAAGATGAAAAAGAAATGCTTATTAAAAGAGCAACTTTTATTAAAGAACAAGAATATACTTTAGATAAATATGAACTGGTAACTGTAGGACAAAGAGCTATGAGAGTAACTCTGCCTGGAACAGCTAAACAATTAGATACAATGCACAAAGCAACCAAATCAATTATGGATAATTTTAAACTAATTGAAAATGAATTTTTTGCAGAAAAATCTAAATCTCAATTAAAAGGAAATAGACAAGAATCTAAATCAGAAAAAGGAGAAATTTAATGGAAGAAAATATTTACTACGTTTATGGATATTATCATAACAATATTCCAATTTATATAGGTTGTGGTAAAGGAAACAGATATAAATGTCATTTAAGAGATTGTTATGGAAAAGAATCTTATAATTTATATTTTTATAACAAATTAAGAAATTTACTTAATAATAATGAAAAAATAGAAATAAAATTATTAAGAAAAAATATTAATTTTAAAGAATCAAGATTAATAGAACAAATTTTTATAGAGTTATGTGGGAGAAAAGATTTAAAAAAAGGAAGTTTGTATAATCTAACAAATGGAGGTGAAGGATTTCAAGGATATAAGTTTACAGAAGAAAGAAAAAGAAAACAATCCGAAAAGATGAAAATTCAAAATTCTACAGATGAATATAGAAAATGGTTCATAGAAAATGTAGCAAGTAAAAAAGAATTAGTAAGTGTTATTCAATATACAAAAGAAGGGTATTTTATAAAGATACATGATAGTATAATGAAAGCAAGCAAGAATTCAGAAATAAGTTATTCAAATATAAATAAAGCATTAGAAAATACAAAATTTACAGCAGGTAATTTTAAATGGATAAGATATATAGAAAATTATCCTTTAATTTTAGATTTAAAACCAAAAACAAAAAGTAATAGATTATATAATAAAAATAGAATAAGAGCAATATTTTTAGATAATACTGAAAAAATTTATAATTCTGCACAAGAAGCTGCGTTAGAATTAAAAACAAGAGAATCTTGTATAAGAGCTGTTTGTATAAATAGTGAAAATAGAAGTCAACATAGAAATATTAAATTTACTTATTTATGAAATTTATTTCTATCGAGAATCGTTCCAGTTGGTTAATTAAAGAAATACCTAATTTTCATCCTGATGACCCAAGACATACTCTTTTATGGCGAGACTATAAAAAGAAATGTATTGAAGGTTTATGGGGAAAAGATTTTGATGGTTATAGATTTATGCCAGGAAATCTATTTTTCTATATTAATTTCTGTATAATTTTACATGCTGAAAAAAAGAAAAAAGCTCGTTATAGAATTAAACCTTCCTTGCGTGATTTGGAATGGGAAAGAGCTTATGCTTGTTTAGAATCATTTGGTTTTTCAGGATTTTCTGATGATGAATATGTATCTTGTAACTCTTTTTTACATCCAAAAGTAATAGGAACATTAAGTGAAAAAGATAAAAAAGATTTACCAGAAGAATGTTTTAAAGGTGATGGCACATTAAAACAATATGAAAACCCTCGTGATTATTTAAGAAAATTACATTCACAACCTTTAGGTAAACCATTATATCATAACAATGCTTCCAATACAATTGAAATGGGTTCTCGTGGTGGTGGTAAATCATATTGGTATGCATTAGGAGTTAATCTCCATGAAATAGTTTTTGACGGAGCTAAAGAATATACTGAAGAAACAAGAAAGAATCCAGCAAAAACAGAAGTTCTTATTGGTGCTGCATTAACATCTAAATCAAATGAGTTTTGTGATAAAATAAAATTTGCAATGACAGAACTTGCAACCAATGTTGAATTGGGTTGTTGGGGAAAACCAGGAGATGATGATTATCAACCATCACCTTTTTATAAAGATATGAAAGGTTCTCTTGAACCAAATAATGCTAAAAATCCATACAGACATGAATATGAAAAAAAAGTAAATGGTAGATGGATTGGAGGTTTTGGTTCAGGTTCTAAAATATTACATGTATCATTTACAACAGATAATCCTGAAGCTGCTGCTGGTACAAGACCAGCAAGAATTACAGTTGAGGAATTAGGTTTAGTACCTAATATTTTAACAGTACATGGTAGTAATGATGCTTGTCAAATAGTGGATAGTACAAAATTTGGCAGTACTCACTACTTAGGAACAGCAGGTAATATTGATAAAATTGTTGAAGCACGTATATTATTTACAGAACCAAGAGGGTATAACATATTAGCATATAACGACATATGGGAACATACAGGAGAAATAGGATTTTTTCTTCCTGCATATTACATTAATAATGACTTTAAAGATGAAAATGGTAATACAGATGTAGAAAAAGCAAAAGCATTTTATGAAAAACGAAGAGCTAATGCTAAAAAAGTTTCTTCCCAAGCATATGATGCAGAATTAATGAATTTCCCTTTAGTTCCTTCAGAAATGTTTTTAGGTAGAGAAGGAAAAATACTACCTGTTACAGAATTAAAAGAAGTTGAAAAATCATTATTACTTCATAATAACTATAAAAAAAGAGGCACTGCAATTGATATTTATTTTGACTCTTCTAAAAAAACAGGAGTTGATTATAAAGTATTAGAAAATGTAGAACCTATTTATGAATACCCTGCAAAAAGAGACAGTAATGTTGAAGGTTGTATAATGATGTATGAAGCACCAATAGAAATTAATGGTGAAGTACCAAATGATATGTATGACCTTGTAGGATTTGACCCTTATGTGAGTGAAAATCTTGAAGATGGTGAATCATTAGGTTCAGTATATGTTATGAAAAATCCAAAATATTCTGCTTTAGGATATGGAGGTAATGAAATAGTTTGTGGTTATACAGGTAAACACTCTTTAGGTAGAACAAGATTTTTAGAAAATGTAGAAAAAATACTAATGATGTATGGTTCTCCATTACAAGGTTTATGGTTTGAAGGAAATAGAGGTGATTATGTAAAAGGATATTTTGAAAAGAAACATAAATTACATCAATTATGTTTAAGACCACAAATAGAAAAAGGTGTGAGAATATTAAAAAGACCAGTAGCTGAATATGGATGGATAACAGGAAATCGTTTATCAAAAGTTCAGTTAATAGATATGTTAGCTGAATGGTTAAAAGAAGAAACACTAGTAAATGGTGTAACAAAAAGAAATTTAGAAAGACTTCCTGATATAGCCTTAGTCAGAGAATTAATTGCCTTTGACTTAGATAAAGGTAACTTTGACCGTGTTATGGCATTAGTAGGTTGTGTTGTTGGTTTAAGAGAAAAAATAAATCAATATGAAGCACAAGTAATAAACAGAAATAATCCGCTTTCATTGTTAGCAAACAATGACTCATTATTCAATAGACAAAATCAAAAAGTTAAAAAAAGAAGAGCGTTATTAGAAGGTTCTTTTACAAAATCAATGTTATTATAATGATACCAGAAACAGAAAAATTAAACTACAGGTATAGATGTCCTGAAGAAGAAAAATATAAAAATGATTGTGAACTAGCTAAAAAAGTTATGACAGAAATCATTCCAACATTTACAAGAAGTAAAGATTGGGTAGAAGAATATAATAATGATTTATCTTCTTATAAACTTTATAACAATGATATTTCTCAAGAAGATTTTGAAAGAATCTGTAATCCTTTAGGAATAGATGTAGGACAATACGATGAAGAAGTATTACCATATAATAAAACTTATACAAAAATAGATGTTCTTTTAGGAGAAGAATATAAACGTGGCACAAACTTTATTTTAGCATTAATGAATGCTAAAGCATTAGAAGAAAAAGATGAAGAATTAAAAAATCTTTATCTTGCTTATATACAAGAAGTTATAGAAAAAAATGAAAGAATAATTGAAGCACAACAACAAGGTTTACCTGATAGTGAAATTCAAAAAATTCGTGATGAAGTAACACAGTCTAAAACACCAGAAGACATTGAAAAAACATCTTTTTTATCTGAATTAGAAATATTAGGAAATCATGTTCTTAATTATGGTATGTATAAAGAAGATGTGCGAAGTTTGAAAAATGATGGTTTTAAACACGCATTACTTTCAGATAAAGAATTTATATATGTTGGAGTACATAAAGGAGAACCTAAAATCAAATTATGTAATACATTAAATACTTTTTATTCTAAAACACCAAATATACGTTATATTCAAGATGGTGATTATGCAGGAGAGATTTTTGTAATGTCAGCAGAAAAAGTAATTGAGCAATATGGTCATGTTTTAAATGAAAAAGATTTAGAAAAATTGCGTAAACGTGTTCCTGGTTATACTGGTAAACAATATACTGGTCAATTAGATATGAACACTGAAAGCACTATTACAAATCAATATTTGAACAGTCTTGCATCTATGCAATATATTGGAAGAAATATTGGTAATTATAGTGATGATGTAAATGCTAATAAAAGACTTTTACATGACACTTTTTGTACTGTAGTTTCTATGGAATGGAAATGGTTAAGAGAAGTTTCTTTTATAACTAAAATAGATGATTATGGTCAAGAAGTAATGGACATTTTAGACAGTTCATATGATATTCCTAAAGATGCTACTTTAGTAAAATTCATTAATAGATTTGGTGAAAAATCAGAGCAATATGAATGGGTAGATGAAGTAGGAAATCCTGTAACATTAGAAAAAATGTGGATTCCTCGTATATGGGAAGGTATTAGAATTGATAGTGATATTTATGTAAATGTTAGAGAAAAACCTTTTCAACCATATAGTGTTGATAATCCTTTTGATGTTGAGTTAGGTTATTATGGTTGTGTATTTAATAGTATGAATGCTAAACCAATTTCTTTAATGTCAAGAATGAAACCTTTTCAGTTTTTATTTTTTGTAGTATTACATCAAATTAAAGATATGATTCCTAAAGCAGTTGGTCCAATTCAAAATTTTGATACATCAATGATTGACCCTAATTTAGCAGGAAATGATAGTGATGATCCATATACTGAAGCATTATCTAAAACTTTCTACTATAGACAAAAAGGTATTAATATCTATAACTCCATGATTAACAATATTGGAGGACAACCTACCCAAACAAATATTTCAAGACCTCAACCAGGTTCTGTACAAAATATGTCTATTGGTCAGGATTTAAATAATCTTTTACAGTTATTAGGGTGGTTAGATGCTCAAATTGGCTTAGCTTGTGGAGTATCTCCACAAAGAGAAGCTCAGTTTTCATCTAATACAAATGTAAGTGATAATCAACAAGCTATTGTACAATCTTCTCATATTACTGAACATTACTTCAGAAAACATAATGAACTTTGGAAAAAGATTATGGAAGCATATATCAATTATGCTAAAATAGCTTGGAAAGATAAAAAAATCAAACGTCAGTATTTATTAAGTGATTTAACTGTAAATACTTTAGAAATTAAAGATACAGAAAAGTTCTTAAATTCTGATATGGGGTTATTTGTTACTGATAGTGGTAAAGAATTTGAATACATTAATCAAATGACAGAAATGGCTAAGATGATGATTCAGAATGGAGCAAGTGTAGAAACAGTTTCTTATATTCTTAAAGCTCGTGCGCAAGGAACTTCTCCTGAAGAAATTCATAAAATGATTACTAAAATGCAGTTAGATTCTGAAGCAAGACAACAACAAGCTTCTCAAGCAGAACAAGAAAATCAAAAACAAATTGCTCAAATGCAGATAGAAGCAAGAGAAGATGAACAAGAACATGAAATTCAATTACAACAAATGAAAATTGAAGGTGAACTTGCTAAAGCTGAAATTGATGCTACAAGATTTAAACAAGCACAAGACGTTAATAATAATAATGAACCAGATATTGTTGAAGTAGCTAAACTTAAAATTGCAAGTGATAAACAGACTACAGACTTGGAAATCAAGAATAAAGAATTGGATATTAAAAGAAAAGAACTTGATTTAAAAAACAAGGAAATTGAAAGTAATGCCTCTTTAAAAAGTAAAGATATAGAAACAAAGGCTTCAACAGCTAAATATGTAGCAAATAAAAAACCATCTAAATAATGGCTGAAAAAAATAAGGTATCAACATATAGTCAAGAACAGTTATCCAACTATAGGAATTTTATAACAAACTATGATATAAAATCTGATCCTATTTTTGATAAAAGTGAAATGAGTTCAGAAATTACCAATGATCAAAATTATGGTAATTATTGTATTAATGGAGCATGTAGCATAGTTCAAAAAGGAGGATTGGAATTTAGCAATCCTCAAACTAAAAACAAAAGATACATATCCAATGTTCAATTTTCTGATGCTGTAAAACAAGATAAAGAAGATTGGTATAAATTATCTAATTACGGATTAACTGATTATAAATCAGGAGATATAATACAATATAAAAATAATGATAATAAAGTACCTCATCACGCAGGAATATTAAAAATTAACAATAAAGGAGAAATTAGTGTAATTGATAATGCTGGAAGAGAAACATGGAGAGAAACTACATATAGTAAAACATCAATTGATAATCTGGTAAATTCAGATATGGTCCAAATAATGAGACCTGGTTATAAGAATGATTACGAGTATTTAATGACTCTAAAAGAAAAAAACAAAAAGAATGTAACTAATAATGATGTTAATAGTAATGATGTAATAAAAAATAATTATGTTTATAGAACAGGTAAAGATGAAGATTTTTCTAATCCAAAAAATAAAAATAATTATACAGAACCTATAATAAAGAAATTGAATGATGAAGATTATTTAAAAAGTGTTGCTCAAACATATAATATATCAAATAAAGATGCTCAAGACATAATAAAATATACTTATGGAGTAATTAAACAGGAATCTGATTTCAGACCTAAATTTTCAGGTACATTAGGAGTAGAAGGAGTTATTGAATATGCTTTATCTAAAGTGAGGAATGATAAGGATTTAAATAAAAAATATGATTTCGATCCTTCTACAGGCTACGCTCAAATCAAATTTAATAATTTAACTGCTGATCAAAGAATTAAATATGACATAAGGAAACCATCTGATTTATATGATTATAATAAATCTCAAGGGGTATTAGAGGACATTATAGCTAAAAATTATAAATATGTATTGTCTCACATGGATGAAATTAAAAAAAATCATCCATCTTTAACAAAAGAGAATGCTTTAAAATTTGCATTGTATATGCAAAATACTCCTAAAATGGTTATGGACCCTTCTTACTTAGATAAAGCTGTAGATAAAGTAATAGCTGATAGTTATGCAAATTCCAGAAAGGTTCAAACATCTAAAGATGTATCTAGTAATGGAGTAACTAGATCTGAAATAAAAAAGAAATTACAATTAAATTTAGATAAAGGTAGCTATCCTGATAAAGTTATTAATTATTCTGATGAAATATTTCAACCATCTGAAATTATTAG